TACGGCCACTCTTGTTTCCCCAGTTCTTAGCACCTACCTTTCGGCACTTTGCTACAGCCCCTGATGCATACGCTGAAGGCCAAACCTTATAGCGGCTTTTGACCTTCTTAGCACAAGCGTCTAGCTTCTTTTTTTTGGCGGCCATTACTTTTTCTTTTTTGCTTTAATAATTTTAGATTGCAATGCTTTTGGTAATTTTTTCTGCTTTGCGGTTAATCCAACTTTTTTGGCAAACGCCGCATCTTTTTTACGTGCAGATGCTTCTTTTTTCATAGCACGTTGTACAGCACCTGGATCACGATGTTTTTTACCTTGCATATTACTTAGCCTTTTTTTGTGCAGTTTTTGACAAATCTCTAAAGTGGTAGAGACGTTTAGAATTTTTAGTGTGCCGCATACCAGAGTGTAATTCACCGTTTGGCATTTTATGCATACCACCTTTGTGTTCAGTACCATCCCTAAAGTAATGCTTCACACCTTTAGCCATTATGCTTTCCTTGTGGGTTTCTTAGGCATTGTTTTCTTAGCTACCATCGGCTTTTTCTTTTTTGCTGTGGTAGTTTTTTTCATTCCTGATCCGTATCCATATCCCGGCATGTTACTTTTTCCCTATCATTTCCATAAGGCCTTTACCGGCTTTGACACCGAATGAGGCCAGTACAATTACCATGAGTATTTCATGATACCAAGTCGGCAAAGTTGCCAATGCTGTAAACCCTGATTGAATATGCCCTACCATGCTTGGTATAAAGACAAGGATCAAAGGTATGCTGAACACTATTGTAAGCCACTCGTCCTTCCACGAGTTCTTGGAAGACTCTGCCATTATGCGTTCCCAATCCGCTGTGGACTGTGCCGCTGTTTTCAGTGCGGTGGCTTTCGCCTCTGCAGTGGCTTTGGTTGATTCCGCCTTGGCACTGACCCATGTACCTGCCAAGTTCGTGATAGCTGTGACTAGCCCAATCATGTAGCATCGCCTTTAGGCTCTTTGTGAAGTGGAATACAGGCCATGTTACGAGGGTCTTCTTTATCCTTCATAATGCTCATGGCTTGTAAAAAACACTCTTCTGGTTTGTCAAAGGTGTGCATGTCGATTACTTGAAAAGTATTTGTAGCTACTAAAATGTAATAAATTCCTACAACCTTCCACATAATTTATCCTTGTTTACTTAACCAGTAAAATATATATATCACCAAACCGACGGCTGAGAGAATGCTAATACCCAAAGTAATGCAAAGGCACCAATCCATAATCTGTTTTTTACGTTGAGCTTTTTTGGCTTTCTCAGCTTTTTTTGCGGCTTCACGGCTTTCCTTCATTTTACTTTGGTAGTTTAACCAATCAGTCCATAACCCGGCTCGCCCTTGCCAGATCATCATTTGTTTGAGCGTGTTTTCATACTCTTTGAGACGCTCTGTAGCCATGAATGCTTGGAGATCAGATTTATATCCATGTTCATGTGCTTTCTTTTGTATTGTAGCCTTGAGGCCAAAGTAGTCTGCTAATGCGTCTCCTGCTTCATATAGTTCTTTACCATTAGCAATGGTTTGTTTAATAACGCCAAAGGCCGCATTAGCGGCGGCCAACTCAGCTATCATCTGGGCGATCCTTGCCCAACATCTTTCTTACTGTTTTTGTTTCGTAAATGCGAATAGCTGTCCACACCAGTGTAAACAATGCCGCCAATGGAGGCAACATTTCACCAATCGTACCTACTACTGTAACTACACTTAAACCGTCTACGAGTGTCTTAGTGCTTTCTGTTGCCATTTCTTTCACATCCTGCCCTTACTCAGCTAAGCTGATGGCGTTCCACCCGGTAGTGTTATCTGCTTGGTATGCTTCTTCATCCCAAACATAATTACCTTCGGGTTTAGTAATAGGAGATTCCCACGCAAGAGTTGTTGTGTTTTTAGTCCAAGAAGCATATGGCTGTGGAGACCAAAAGCAATCATTTGCCACATCAAACTCAAAACCTTTACCTGCGTAATTCTTACGAAAGTTAGAGTTGTAGGAAGTTTGCTTCCAAGTTCCACCTAAGAGTTGGCTACAAAACTCTGATCCAATAGCTTCAGAGCCGGGATAGATACCACCTCCACAGTCATCATTAGAAACAACAATAACTCTTTGTACTATGTTATTTGCATCAATTTCTGCAAAGTGGGCCATTATTAAATTTCCTTACGATTAAACTGCGTACCGGATGATGACAACGCCTGTACCGCCGTTACCGCCAGTAGCACTGTAACCACCGCCACCGCCGCCTCCAGTGTTAGCCGTACCGTTTCCGCCTGCAACACCGCCTGCGGTTCCACCGTTACCACCGCCACCTTGACCGCCAGTACCTGCCAAGCCGCCTAAGCCTGATCCGCCTCCACCGCCTGCATAGTAAGTGGCTGTACCATTAACAGAAGACTGAATACCATCACCGCCGTCACCACCATTAATACCGGCTCCAGTAACGCTTTCGCCAACTTCTCCTGCACCGCCACCTCCGGCACTTTGATAGTTAGCACCACCATTAGCTTGTGCGCTACCACCGTTAAATCCGTGTTGGAATGTGCCTTTACCTCCGCTATGAGAACCGCTGTTGTAGGCTTGCGCTCCGCCTCCGCAACCACCGTCTCCACCTGCACCGTTGGGGAAAGAAAAACCTCCACCGCCGCCATCTACATCAAGGTCTCCGAACGATGTTGTTCCACCTTGAGAAGCTAAAGTAGTACCAGTATTTGTACCTGCACCTCCGGCTCCAATAGTAATAGTGTAATCACCTGCGGCTAAGTAAACAGAAGGTTCAACACCTGCTAAGGCACCTGATGTTTCGCCAGATATAGAAGAGCGATAACCACCTGCACCACCTGCAGAACCCAAGGTAGAGCCTCCGCCGCCTCCACCGCCACCTACGATGACGTAATCAAAGAGTCCTGCTGTAGTAACTGTAAATGTACCAGACGATGTAAACGTATGTATTTTATTACCACCGGCAGTTGTTTCTGTTCCGCCTGAACCCGCCCCTGCCGTAACAGCAGTAGAGCCTCCGCCTCGTCTAACAACTAAACCTTCACTCATCGGACAACCTTAATCTGAAGCGAAAAACTTTTTGCAGGTTCTGCTGTAGCATATACCTTTAATGTGTTGGCTGAACTTGCTTCCACACGATAAACTGTAGCCCACTCTGCACCAATGGCAGTAACGTCTGAATAGGACGCTCCAGATAAATCAATATCTACAATTGGTGTATCATTAGCAAGGAGACCACTAACAGTTTTTGTTGCAATGTAAGGGCCAGAGCCTGTCCAATCGGATGAGCCTGCTGATCCTGTAACTGTAGTTGTATATAATGCTGTTGTCGCGTATGTTCCTAAATCACTAACTTGAGATTCAGTAATTGACAAAGCCGCTTGGTGTTGCGTAACCGATGCTTGGGTAATGTTTGAATTTGGGACGTTAGCCCATACGACCGCCGCAGACAAATCGTTAGTTTCGGTAAAGCTTTGTAATGCGGAGTCAGCTTTAGCACCCTGTGCCGCTGTAGCGTAGTCTGTAGATGCTGTAGTAGCGACAGTACCTAAACCTAAATTAGTACGTGCAGTAGCGGCATTATTTAAATCGGACAGATTATTAGCTACACTTAAAAAATCCGATGCACTTACAGCCGCATTAACCCATGCAGAACCTGTGTAAACTTTAAGTGTATTGGTGCTAGTGTTAAAATATAAATCACCGGCTGTTAATGCATCGCCATCATTATCTACTGTAGGATCACTAGATTTAGCTCCTAAGTAAATATCATCAATATTATCAGCCGCTAGTTCAGCGGCGGTCTGTGCCGCTTGTGCCGCAGTTTTAGCAGTGTTGGCATCATTGGCGTGGCCTAGTGCTGTTGTTGCGTGTCCGCTTGCTGTAGTTGCTGAGCCAGAAGCCGCAGTTGCGGAAGTAGCCGCTTGTGTTGCTGAAGTAGCGGCGGCAGAAGCTGAAGATGAAGCGGCGACTGCTTGGGCTGTTACATCAGTAACTGTAGCATCTGTAGTAGAATCACCCGCGCCACCTGTACCACGATAAAGTGCCATTAAAATCTCCAGTGTATAGAATTAGGAAACCCCTCCGAAGAGGGGCTAGTTTACTTAGGAGTTAAACACCAAAGTAAGAGCTGACTCAGGACGTAAAACTTTTACGCCATACAGAGTGTCTGCAGTGAACAAGTCACCTAAGAACTCTTGCTTGTACTGAGTTTGTGAGCGAATACCCATTTGCTCTGCAAATACCATTGAGTCACGATGACCAAGGATACCTGCTTTCAACTCTCCACCCGCAGAGTTAGCAGATGCAGTTTCTACAACAGGGCAGTTAGTTGAGACATAAACGTCAATACCATAAAGGCTACCGATGTTACCGTTTTGTACAGGCTGACCTGATACGAAATCAGATGAGTTGTAACGGTCAATACCACGGATAGTCTGTACGACTGATGGAGGTACAACAAGGAAACGTCCGTCCATAGGAGTATCGTTGTCATCTAACTCTTTGACTGCTTCACGGAAGCCAGTGTCAGAAAAGATGTCAGCCGCGGCTACAGTGTCAACAGCGTAAGCTGTTAAGTTTGTAGAAGCATCCATAAAGAACGAGTTGCTGTGTACGTAGTCAGCACCATCAGAATCGCCGAATGACTTAGCCAAGGCAAACAAGTCAGTATCGACCTGCTTTGCAAGTGCATAGCCTGCGTCTGAAGTGTAGAACTGCCGGAGTGAAGCAAGTGCTTGCACATCAGTAATGTCTTCAATCAAACGAGAGTACTCGTAATGTTGATCTATTGTTACTTGGACTTCTGACTCAGTTGCCGCAATCAAAGTTACCTGAGTTGAAGCCGCCTTTGCAGAAGCATCGCCACGAGTTGGCTTAGGGATGTGAAGTGTATCTCCCTTTTTACCAGTCATTGGCATACGGTTTACAAGATTAGCAAGAACGAGAGCCTTCTCGTATGCTGCGATGATTTCGTCTGACCAAATTTCTGGGATAAAAGTAGCCGCAGTAGTATTGGTGACGTGGTTAGTACCTAGTGCCATTGTTTTAGCTCCTTAACGCTATTTGACACGACCCTCTTGGTAAGCCTGCATAATCTCATCACTGAGTGCTTGATACCGCTTAGGGTCATTTTGCATAAGTTTAATAATATCAGCACGACGATAGATTTTACGACTTGGAGCTTCTCCTGATCCTTTCGCGCTACCTGTTGAAGCAGACTTCAATTGGCGTTTACGATCAGTTTCTTGCATCTCGGCAGTTTCTTTGACAATGTTTTGACGTTCTTTCCACGTTGTGAGAAGTTCATCAGCCGCATCAAAATCAAAGTGTTGGTCTGCTCGTTGAAACAATTCAGTACGAACTTTAGATTTAGTAATCCATTCAGCAAACTGCTCATTAGAAATAATTTCTTGGTAGTCTGGATGATTGGCTTGTAATCTACTAAGAACCTCTTGTTGCTTTAACGCATAAGAAACTTTTTCAGCTTCTTTAATTTTAGGATGGTTCGATAGCTTGTGTTCAATGTACTTATCAGGATCGGCAAATATGTCGATGTCTTCGTCTTGTTGTTGTGGGCTTTCTTTGGCGTTTAATTGCGTCTTAACGAAATCATCTACAATTTTGCGTAATTCACCAACTTCAGAAGATTGCTTACCCATAAGCTTTTCAGCTTCTTGATGCATCTGAACAATATCTACAATAGATTTATTCTGATACTTTTCAGGAAGTGATTCTTCTTGGGCTTCCTGAATCTCTTCAGGTTCAGCAGGTTGTTCCTCTTCAGGAGTCTGCTCTTCAACTTCTAGTGGGGCAAATTCTTCGCCTTCTTGTAAACTTTCGGGACTTTCCTCTAAAAATCGTGCCATATTGTTAAACTCCGTGCCTTAGCATTATGGAAGTGATTAGTGTTGAGCGGCTCTTTCGTGATCCTTAGCCCACGCATCATCGGCATCAGGCCAACCTGTACCTTTGAAATGTGTTCGGATACTAGAGATTATCCGCTTTGCG